TTAAGCCATTCTTAACTGTTGAAAACGGTTATTGATACCATTTTGATACCATTTACTTGTCAAAAATGGCTATTGCATCGTGTTTTTTCTGAGTGTATAAATGGCTGTAAGTGCCCATCGTTTCAGTGATTTGAGCATGTCTCATAAGTGACTGTAAAACGAAAATATCTACACCATTATTTGCAAGATAAGATGCATAAGAATGTCTTAACGCGTGAATGTTATAATGGGGGAAAGCTTTTTGAAATTTCTTTTGAACATGACTGTAATGTTTGGGAGCCATTCCTCCGAAAATAAAATAACTACGTTCATCAAAATATTTGTTTAACTCTTTTTCACGTTGATGTCGTTCAGTTAACATTGTATTGATGAATTTAGGTAAAGGAACAATATCCTCTGAACTATCTGTTTTTGGTCTCGGATATATAGTTCTATTAGAGATGTCCATTGTTTTATTTATGGATATCTCTTTTTTGTATTTATTGTAGTCTGTCCAAACAAGCGCCATAGCTTCGCCAATCCTCAAACCTGTATAAAACATTAATGTAAATAACTCTCTGTAATCTTGCTCTTCAATGTCTTTGATTCTTTCTTCAAATTCTTCACGCATCATAAACTTAGGTTTTGGTTTTACACGCGGAATAGGTTTAATTGATATTGTTGGATCTGTACGTAATCCAAAATATTTTTTGGCATAATTAATTACAACTTTAAAACCTGACCAAATTGTACGAGCGGAATTTGTTGATGCTACATTCTCTATTAGATATTTACGAAACTCTTGGCATTGATTTTGCGTTATCTTATTCATTTTTATGTGCCCGAACTTAGCTTTAAAGTGTTTATGATATTCATTTTGTTTGCGTCGTTTTGTTTTAGGTCTCAAATCGCTATTTTCTAAATAGTGATGAAAAACATAATCAAATGTTTTTGAATCGCTATATCCTTCGTTTACATCATTCAAAAAAATAGCCTCTGCACTCTTAGCTTCACGCTTAGTTGAAAAACCGCGTTGCATCTTACGTTTGTTATTACCGTATACATCTTTATATCTAATGGAAAAATACCATTTACCTGTATTATCATCCTTATATACTGGCATTTTACTTCTCCTTCCTCAAAATTGGCAAAAAATAATAAGGGTAGGCGGGCTACCCGTGAAAATTGTATAAAAAAAGAGAGAGCGCAGATGCACCCTCTCATGTCGCAAATATTTCAGCGACTTGTCTAATTTGAAGCTTGCCGCAAATATTTCAGCGGCTTGTTTTGCATATATGTAATATACCATCAAAGAGAGTGTAGTTCAAGCGATTTAACTAAGAAATCTAATTTTTATACTATTTTCAATTTTATCTACTGTTTCTTTTGAATATGATATTTCTCCGGCAGGGTCATACCTATTAATTTTCGATATTCTATCCTTGCTGATTGTAGTGATATTTAAAACGTTAGCATAGGTCTTTTTATACTTGAATCGCTCATATCTTTTGCGAACCTTCGAATATTTTTTGAAGTCGTCATTCAGCGATTTGTTTTCATCAAGTAATTTTTGATCGTATGGGTTTTCTGCTTTTGACACCTTTTCAAGATTGTTCATGATTTTTTTAGCTAAATCCTTACCCGTTACGTCCATTTTTTCCAATACTAAAGGTAACAAATCTTCTTCGATATGCACATTGAATTTACTTCTGGAAGATGTAAGTGGAACTACCGTTAATATTGGATTTTTATTTGAATCGTGATTATTAAGTACCATACAAAAATGGTTTCCAGAAAACTCTCTGCCAACATTAACACCTAACTTTACATAAATTATAGTGCCTTTTTTATATCTGGTGTAACTTTTGTTTTCTTTTAACAATCTAACTTCATCCAATAAAAACTCTGAATATTCAAGACACCATGAATTCATATATTTAAATTTGTAAATCTCGCTATTTTGAATCTTTTTAAAATTATTAACTGCTGTTTCTAAAGGTGCGTTCTCTTCCATCCCTCATCCTCCTCGCGCCACATAGGCGTTATTAATCACAATACAACTTTGCCCATTACTTTAATATTACTAAACGAAGCGACTTTGATATCATCATACTTCGGATTTAGAGATACCAAATTAATATAGTCTTCGCATATATCTACACGCTTGATAAGACTTACTCCATCTAATACAACGAGTGCAATTGTACCATCTTTAATAGAATCTTCTTTCTTAATAAAAGCGTATGTTCCTTGTTTTAACATAGGTTCCATTGAATCACCATTAACTAAAATACAAAAATCAGCATTTGATGGCGTTTCGTCTTCTTTAAAAAATACTTCTTCATGCAATATGTCATCATATAATTCTTCTCCTATGCCAGCACCAGTTGCACCACATGCAATATACGATACTAGTTTAGACTCTTTATATTCATCTATAGAAGTGACTTTATTCTGTTCATCTAATTGCTCATTTGCGTAGTTAAGTACGTTTTTTTGTCTTGGAGGCGTGAGTTTACTGTATATGGAAGTGATGTCGTTTTTTTTATTATTTCTTGTAGGAAACAAATCATCGATACTGATATTTAAAATATGAGCAATTTCAAACAAATCATCTTGTTTAGGAGTTCTGTACCCTGTCTCATAATTTGAAATAGTAGCCTTTTTAGTGTTGAGTTTTTCTCCAAGTTGATCTTGAGTTAAGTTCAATTTGGTTCTATAGTATCTGATTTTATTGCCTATAAATTTCGCTAATTCTTTTTTATCCATTTTCTTACCTCCTTAAATTTACCTATAGTATAACCCAATTATTTTTGGTATTCAACAAAAAAATACACGAAAAGCAAACTTTTATGTTGACTCAAGTACACGTATCGTGTATAGTTAGTTTTGTAAGCGGGAGGTGACAACATGCAATGGAATTTAATAAAGTTGAGAAAAGAAAGAAAGTGTACTCAAGAAGATTTAGCAAACCTCTTGAATATATCAACTGAAGGTTATCGTTTAAAGGAATTAGGAAAGCATCAATTTAAGAATGATGAGATGTTTATTATCGCTGATTTTTTTGACGAAAATATTGGAGATATTTTTTTACCCACAAAGTACACGAAACGCAAACAAACATCTTAAAAGGAGGAACGAACAATGCAAGCATTACAAACATTTAATTTTAAAGAGCTACCAGTAAGAACAGTGGAAATTGAAAACGAACCTTATTTTGTAGGAAAAGATATTGCTGAAATTTTAGGATATGCAAGGGCAGACAATGCCATCAGAAATCATGTTGATAGCGAGGACAAGCTGACGCACCAATTTAGTGCATCAGGTCAAAACAGAAATATGATCATTATCAATGAATCAGGATTATACAGTTTAATCTTTGACGCTTCTAAACAAAGTAAAAACGAAAAAATCAGAGAAACCGCTCGAAAATTCAAACGATGGGTAACATCAGACGTCCTACCAGCCATTCGCAAACACGGTATCTACGCAACAGACAATGTAATTGAACAAACATTAAAAGATCCAGACTACATTATTACAGTGTTGACTGAGTATAAGAAAGAAAAAGAGCAAAACTTACTTTTACAACAAGAAATTGGAGAGCTAAAACCCAAAGCAGACTATGTAGATGAAATCTTAAAGTCAACTGGAACATTAGCTACAACTCAAATCGCGGCAGACTACGGTATATCAGCACAAAAGTTAAACAAACTACTACACGAAGCTAGATTACAACGAAAAGTGAATAAACAGTGGGTGCTTTACTCAGAACACATGGGCAAGAGTTACACAGAATCAGACACTATAGCAATTGTACGCTCTGACGGTAGAGAAGACACAGTTTTACAAACTAGATGGACACAAAAAGGCAGATTGAAAATACATGAAATCATGACTGAATTCGGTTATGAAGCTAATTTAGGGGGAGCGTAAATGACACCAGAACAAAAAGAAAAGCTAAACAATATAGTATTAACACTTTATGCAGTTAAAGAAAACAAAAGTCAAACATACACACACAAAGATACTCTTACTGTGACATATGCAGGCGAGATTGAGCACACTTACGAAGTCGACAGAGAGAAACACCTTGAATCAATGATTGAGTGGGCAATTGACCAAATCGAACAGCACTTTGATTTAGACGAAGAAGAATAACACACAATTGAACAAACAACTTAATAGGAGGAATTACAAATGGAACAAACAATCAAACAATTTTTAGAATTTAGAAAGCAATTCACACCCGCACAGTGGCACGAAATCAACAGAATTATTGACGGACAATTTAGTAAAAAAGCCGCCGAGCTACAACTCGACGACCAAGATGTTGAGGTTATTAAAAATATTATTACTCAACAAAAGATTATGAAGTAACAATTTGAATAAAAGTTATTCAAAAATCACGAAAGGAAGATACAAAATGATGCTGACCAACACACTACTAGCAATTCACTTTTTCATGAATTTAGCGATATTAATTATGCTCGTAAGAATCGGTAGAGATTAACTTATACTTTTTAAGTTTGTTTATTCGTTGATTAGAAACAATCTTTATAAACGCAGGTTCTAATTCGAATTTATATAAAAACTCTGATGACGAATTAGCTATCATAACTTCTGGTTTATCTAATTGTTTATCGATTGGAGCATGCAAATAACTTGGATTATATATACCGAAAGATGAATATTCATCAGATTCCAATACTACGTTAATAGGTGTTAAAACATTTTTGTTTTTATCTAAAAATATTAATTCTTCTAAAGTATGAGTTCTAGACGAGTCATTAGCGACGACAAAATTTAATTCTACAAAATTATTTTCATAGTAGAAATTAAGATCGCTAATAACAAAACTGAACTTATTTTGGGAACGAGTATAAAAAATTGAGTATGCAGATAGACCTAAAGCTAGAAAAGCTACAACGTTTGAAAACAAAGTAGATTGTATGAATTCCATAAGAATAACCACCTTAAATATTTGATAACAACATTATACACGAAAGGAGCATAAATATTATGCAAGCATTACAAACATGTTGTTTCCAATAAAAAACACACACCTTGTCGTAGAAGGTATGTGTTACGGAAATTTTGTTCGGTTCTAATTACTACGACTAACAGCACAATTTTTGCTGGTATCGTCCCCAGCCCTGTATGGTGCTTAGGTTTTCCGTCAAAGTCTAGCGTCCTAAAAGTTACTACCTTCTAGTACGCATACCCTAGTTAACGTCTCTTGGTTGACTGTGGAACACAACAAACGATGTTCTAATTTAGACTTACTAACCTATAAAACCACAGGATGATTTAAAACCTCGCATAAGCAAGGAAATCACCTCCCAATGTAGTGGGGTTGGATTAATTATATAACGAAATATCGTTATGGACAATAAGGAGTGGTAAGATGCTGAACTTAAAAGAATTGAGAGAAGAAAAGGGGATAACACGCTATCAACTAGCGAAGCTAACGGAATTACAAAACTCGACAATTCGATCTATCGAAACAGAGGTTAAAAACCCCGGTTTCCTCACAGTAAAAAAAATATGCGATGCACTACAAGTTGATATCGCTAATGTAAAGGAGAAATAGAATGCAAGCATTACAAACAAAATCGAACATCGGAGAAATGTTCAATATTCAAGAAAAAGAAAATGGAGAAATCGCAATAAGTGGTCGAGAACTTCATCAAGCATTAGAAGTTAAGACAAGATATAACGATTGGTTTGAAAGAATGATTAATTATGGCTTTGAAGAAAATATTGATTATACAGCTCTTACTCAAAAAAGAGTAACAGCTCAAGGTAACGCTATTAATTATTTAGACCACGCACTCACACTAGACACTGCAAAAGAGATTGCAATGATTCAACGCAGTGAACCCGGTAAACGTGCAAGACAATATTTCATCCAAGTGGAAAAAGCATGGAATAGCCCAGAAATGATTATGCAACGTGCTTTAAAAATTGCTAACAACACAATCAATCAATTAGAAACAAAGATTGAACGTGATAAACCAAAAATTGTATTTGCAGATGCAGTAGCTACTACTAAGACATCAATTTTAGTTGGAGAGTTAGCAAAGATCATTAAACAAAATGGTGTAAACATCGGGCAACGCAGATTGTTTGAGTGGTTACGTCAAAACGGGTTCCTTATTAAACGCAAGGGTGTGGATTATAACATGCCTACACAGTACTCAATGGAGCGTGAGTTGTTCGAAATTAAAGAAACATCAATCACACATTCGGACGGTCACACATCAATTAGTAAGACGCCAAAAGTAACAGGCAAAGGACAACAATACTTTGTTAATAAGTTTTTAGGAGAAAAACAAACATCTTAATAGGAGAAATTATCAATGAACGCACTATACAAAACAACCCTCCTCATCACAATGGCAGTTGTGACGTGGAAGGTTTGGAAAATTGAACGAAATACGAGAAAGCCTGTAATCAATCGAAATGATTTTAGTAAAGAGTCTACAGCAGAAACGATTGAGCGACACAGTGATCCTGATTCAGGAATAAAACTACTTAAGGCGTTTTCCGACTTTACTAAAGAGAACCTTTCCTAATTCTAAGAAGATGAAGTTTCGTTGGTACTCAAGTGACTCATGTAAAGCGGTAGAGTAAATCTTTTCACTGGAAACACCTTCATCAGCATTCTTTGTAAGTTTTTGAAGGTTCTTCTTGAAGTGTTCACTTTGACCACCGTATAGTTCATCAGCTTCATTAACAATTTTATAGTAAAGCTGTTCATATTCACTATATGACATATTATCCACCTCCTTTCACTAGGAGATAACTAAATTATACACAACACAAAAATAAAAAGGAGGAATAGATATGATAAAAAATAGTTTGCAAGCTAAAGAAGTTGCGGTAATTTTATCTGTTTCAAAATCCAAAGCAGGACAAATAATAAGAGAACTGAATAAAGAGCTTGAAGATGAAGGATACATTGCGATACGAGGCAGAATACCAGTCCAATTAGCTAGGAAAAAATTCCCTTATCACGACTTATCAGACGAGAGAATAATGGAGGAGTTGAAAAAAGAAAATGAGTAACATTTATAAAAGCTATCTAGTAGCAGTATTATGCTTCATAGTCTTAGCAATTTGTTTAATGCCACTTTTGTACTTCACTACAGCATGGTCAATTGCGGGATTCGCAAGTATAGCAACATTCATATTTTATAAGGAATACTTTTATGAAGAATAAAAAACTGCTACTTGCGCCAACAAGTAACAGTGACAAACGATTAACAAAATTAATTCGTGTTCAATATAAAACGAAAAACGGAGGAAGTCAAGGTGTATTACGAAATAGGCGATATCATACGCAAAAATATTCATGTTAACGGATTCGATTTTAAGCTATTCATTTTAAAAGGTCATATGGGCATATCAATACAAGTTAAAGATATGAACAACGTACCAATTAAACATGCTTATGTCGTAGATGAGAATGACTTAGAAATGGCATCAGAATTATTCAACCAAGCAATAGATGAATGGATTGAAGAGAACACAGACGAACAGGACAGACTAATTAACTTAGTCATGAGATGGTAGGAGGTCGCTATGAATCAGACTGTAACTTATATCATCCGTCATAGGGATATGCCAATTTATATAACTAACAAACCAACTGATAACAATTCAGATGTTAGTTACTCCACAAATAGAAATAGAGCTAGGGAGTTTAACGGTATGGAAGAAGCGAGTATCAATATGGATTATCACAAAGCAATCAAGAAAACAGTGACAGAAACAATTGAGTATGAGGAGGTAGAACATGACTGAACAAACATTATTCGAACAGTTGAACAGTAAAAATGTGAACGATCATACAGAACAAAAAAATGGATTAACTTATCTAGCGTGGTCATATGCACATCAAGAGCTGAAAAAGATTGACCCAAACTACACAGTAAAAGTGCACGAGTTTCCACATCCAGATATTAACACAGAAAATTATTTTGTACCTTATTTGACTACACCAGAGGGCTATTTTGTACAGGTATCTGTGACTGTGAAAGATAGTACAGAGACTGAATGGCTTCCAGTATTGGACTTTAGAAACAAATCGCTTGCTAAAGGTAGTGCAACAACTTTTGATATCAACAAAGCGCAAAAACGATGCTTCGTTAAAGCTTCGGCTTTACACGGTCTAGGCTTATATATTTACAACGGCGAGGAACTACCAAGTGCAAGTGACAACGATATTACAGAATTAGAAGAGCGTATCAATCAGTTCGTGAACTTATCTCAAGAAAAAGGGCGAGATGCAACTATCGATAAAACGATGAGATGGCTAAAAATCTCTAACATTAATAAATTGAGTCAAAAACAAATCGCAGAAGCACACCAAAAATTAGATGCGGGATTAAAACAATTGGATAGTGAGGAGAAACAATAATGTTAAACAGAACAGTATTAGTAGGACGCTTAACAAAAGATCCAGAATATAGAACAGCGCCAAATGGTGTGAGTGTTACCACTTTCACTATCGCAGTTAACAGAACATTTACTAACGCTCAAGGAGAACGTGAGGCAGACTTTATTAACTGTGTAACTTTTAGAAAACAAGCAGAAAATGTAAATAATTATTTATCCAAAGGGTCATTGGCTGGCGTTGATGGACGTTTACAATCACGCAGTTATGAAAACAAAGTCGGGCAACGTGTGTTTGTTACAGAAGTAGTAGCGGACAGTGTTCAATTCTTAGAACCGAAGAATAGCAACCAACAACAAAATGACAATTATCAACAACAAGGACAAACTCAAACTGGTAATAATCCGTTTGACAATACTGAAGAAGATTTTTCAGACCTCCCGTTCTGATTGGAATGATTAAATGCCGAAAATTACTAGTTATATCACTCAAGACGACGGCACAACAACAGTTGTCATCTCGGGTGTTGAATTAGGCAATAAAGAAACATTACTACTTGATAACGGATTTGATGTGGAAGTCGATGTAAGCGTCATAGATCCGTTTCAAATTACCGGCAAGCAACGACGAAAAATATTTGCGCTTGTCAAAGATATAGAAGAACATACAGGTCAACCAATGGACTATATGAGACATATGTTCATCGAGTTTGTAAGAACGTACTACGGCTATGATGAACGTATTTCGCTAAGTAATTGTACGAGAACACAAGCAAGTCAAATCATTGAAGCAACGCTTGACTGGACGTTCTACAACGACATACCACTTAGCTACAAAACGAGTAATCTACTGAAACAAGATAAATCATTCTTATACTGGTCAACTGTTAACCGCAACTGTGTAATATGCGGAAAGCCTCACGCAGACCTAGCGCATTATGAAGCAGTCGGCAGAGGCATGAACAGAAACAAAATGAATCACTATGACAAACATGTATTAGCGTTATGTCGCGAACATCACAACGAGCAACATGCGATTGGCGTTAAGTCATTTGATGATAAATATCACTTGCATGACTCGTGGATAAAAGCTGATGAGAGGCTCAACAAAATGCTGAAAGGAGAAAACAATGGGAGAAGTATCGTGGATAAAACTTAAAGTTGGCATGTTTGATGACAGCAAAATCAAATATATCGAAGCTTTACCTGAAAGAGATACGATCATAACTATTTGGGTTAAGTTGCTAACTTTATCAGGAAAGTACAACGAACAAGGTTACATTATGCTATCTGAAAACTTGCCATATAACGAAGAAATGTTAGCAAATGAATTTAATAGACCTATTAACTCAATAAGATTAGCGATTCAGACTTTTGAGACATTAGGCATGATTGAAAAAGTTAATGGTGTCATAAAAGTGACAAACTGGGAGAAGCATCAAAGCTTAGATAGCAAAGCTAAGCATAAAGAAAAAAATAAATTGCGACAACAACGCTATCGAGAGAGACAAAAAAAGTTACTAGAAGAAAAAAGTAACGTTACCGTAACGTCACGTAACGATACAGAAGAAGAAGAAGAAAGAGAAGAAGAAAAAGAAGAAGAATATAAGAATAAAGAAGAAGAAAGAGAAGCCGTCTTCTCATCTTCAATAAAATATATAATTGCAAATTTGGATGATAAGTTAACACCTAATCAAATGGAACAATTAGGGTTTGCTATTGATGATATAGGTACAAACGCTTTTGAAGTTGTAAAAGTAGGTGTTGAGTACACTAAAAGCAAAAGTGCGCATGGTGGCTATTTAATTAAAGTTTTAAACAACTGGGCTAAAGAGAATGTCAAAACAAAAGAAGATGCAGAAAATAAAATAGCACCTAGAAAAAATACTACTGATGATGTAATAGCACAAATGGAAAAAGAATTGAGTGATGACTAATGCCGATGAGCAAAACACAAGCATTAGAAATTATTAAAAAAGTTAGGTACGTATACAACATTGATTTTGATAAACCGAAGTTAGAAATGTGGATTGATGTATTAAGTCGAAACGGAGATTATCAACCAACTGTAAAAGCGATAGATGGATATATCAACAGTAACAACCCTTACCCGCCTAACCTACCAGCAATCATGCGTAAGGAACCTAAAAAAGTATCAATCGAGCCGGTAGACAACGAAACCGCTACACACCAATGGAAAATGCAGAATGACCCCGAATATGTCAGACAAAGAAAAATAGCACTAGATAACTTCATGGATAAGTTGGCAGAATTTGGGGGCGATAACGAATGAATTACGGACAATTTGAGATTGAAAGTACAATAATCGCTACGCTACTTAAACAACCGGACGTACTAGAAAAAATAAGAGTTAAAGATTACATGTTTACGAACGAAAAGTTTAAAACCTTTTTCAATTATGTAATGGACGTCGGAAAGATAGATCATCAAGAAATTTATTTGAAAGCAACTAAAGATAAAGAATTTTTAGATGCAGATACAATAACTAAACTTTACAACTCTGATTTCATTGGATACGGCTTCTTTGAACGTTACCAACAGGAATTATTGGAAAATTATCAACTCAACAAAGCAAACGAATTGGTAACTGAGTTCAAACAACAACCTACGAACCAAAACTTTAACAACTTAATTGATGAACTCAAGGATTTAAAAACGATTACTAACAAAAAAGAAGATGGAACCAAGAAGTTTGTTGAGGAGTTTGTCGAAGAGTTATACAGCGATAGCCCTAAGAAGCAAATTAAGACGGGTTACAAGCTCATGGATTACAAAATAGGGGGATTAGAGCCATCACAATTAATCGTCATCGCAGCGCGTCCCTCAGTGGGTAAAACAGGTTTTGCATTAAACATGATGTTGAACATAGCACGAAATGGATATAAAACATCTTTCTTTAGTCTTGAAACAACTGGCACATCAGTATTGAAACGTATGTTATCAACAATTACTGGTATTGAGTTAACCAAGATAAAAGAAATCAGGAACTTAACACCGGATGACTTAACGAAGTTAACAAATGCAATGGATCAAATTATGAAGTTAGGTATTGATATTTCTGACAAAAGCAATATCACACCGCAAGATGTCCGAGCACAAGCGATGAGACATTCAGACAGGCAACAAGTTATTTTTATAGATTATCTTCAACTGATGGATACTGATGCGAAAGTTGATAGACGTGTAGCAGTAGAAAAGATATCACGTGACTTAAAGATAATCGCTAATGAGACAGGCGCAATCATTGTACTACTTTCACAACTGAATCGAGGTGTCGAGTCTAGGCAGGATAAACGACCAATGCTATCGGACATGAAAGAATCAGGCGGAATAGAAGCAGATGCGAGTTTAGCAATGCTACTTTACCGTGATGATTATTATAACCGTGACGAAGATGACAGTATCACAGGCAAATCTATTGTTGAATGTAACATAGCCAAAAACAAAGACGGCGAAACCGGAATAATTGAATTCGAGTATTACAAGAAGACACAGAGGTTTTTCACATGAACATCATGCAATTCAAAAGCTTATTGAAATCGATGTATGAAGAGACAAAGCAAAATGACCCGATTGTAGCAAATGTATATATCGAGATTGGTTGGGCGGTCAATAGATTGTTGGACAATAACGAGTTATCGCCTTTCGATGATTACGACAGAGTTGAAGAGAAAGTTATGAATGAAATCAACTGGAAGAAAACACACATAAAGGAGTGTTAAAAATGCCGAAAGAAAAATATTACTTATACCGAGAAGATGGCGCGGAAGATATTAAGGTCATCAAGTATAAAGACAACACAAATGAAGTTTATTCGCTCACAGGAGCCCATTTCAGCGACGAAAAGAAAATTATGACTGATAGAGACCTAAAACGATTCAAAGGCGCTCACGGGCTTTTATATGAGCATCAGTTAGGTTTGCAGGCAACGATATTTGATATTTAGAGGTGGACGATGAGTAAATACAACGCTAAGAAAGTTGAGTATAAAGGAATTGTATTTGATAGCAAAGTAGAGTGTGAATATTACCAATATTTAGAAAGTAATATGAATGGCACTAACTATGATCGTATCGAAATACAACCGAAATTTGAATTACAACCGAAATTTGGGAAACAAAGACCGATTACGTATATAGCCGATTTCTCTTTGTGGAAGGAAGGGAAACTGGTTGAAGTTATAGACGTTAAAGGTAAGGCGACTGAAGTTGCCAACATCAAAGCGAAGATATTCAGATATCAGTATAGAGATGTGAATTTAACGTGGATATGTAAAGCGCCTAAATACACAGGTCAAGAATGGATGGTATATGAGGACTTAGTGAAAGCCAGACGTAAAAGAAAAAGAGAAATGAAGTGATTTAATGCAACAACAAGCATATATAAATGCAACGATTGATATAAGGATACTTACAGAAGTTGAATATCATCATTTTGATGATGTGGATGATGAAAAAGATATGCTAGCAGAGCGTTTAGATAAAAATCCAGATGAGTTATTGAAGTATGACGACATAAAAATAAGACATGCATATATAGAGGTGGAATAAATGAGTATCGTAAAGATTAACGGTAAACCATATAAATTTACCGAACATGAAAATGAATTGATAAAAAAGAATGGTTTAACTCCAGGAATGGTTGCAAAAAGAGTACGAGGTGGCTGGGCGTTGTTAGAAGCCTTACATGCACCTTATGGTATGCGCTTAGCTGAGTATAAAGAAATCGTGTTATCCAAAATCATGGAGCGAGAGAGCAAAGAGCGTGAAATGGCTAGGCAACGACGTAAAGAGGCTGAGCTAAGAAGAAAGAAGCCGCATTTGTTTAATGTACCACAGAAACATTCACGTGATCCGTACTGGTTTGATAATACTTATAACCAAATGTTCAAGAAGTGGCAGGAAGTATAAATGCCTAAAATCGATAGCGCATGTAAAGAATACTTAAACCAATTTTTCGGCTCTAAGAGATATCTTTATCAGGATAACGAACGAGTGGCACATATCCATGTAGTGAACGGCACTTATTACTTTCATGGGCATATCGTGCCAGGTTGGCAAGGCGTGAAAAAGACATTTGATACTGCGGAAGAGCTCGAAATATATATAAAGCAACATGGTTTGGAATATGAGGAACAGAAGCAACTAACTTTATTTTAGAGGAGATGGAAATGATGAATAACCGTGAACAAATTGAACAATCAGTTATCAGTGCTAGTGCGTATAACGGCAATGATACAGAGGGATTGCTAAAAGAGATTGAGGACGTGTATAAGAAAGCACAAGCGTTTGATGAAATACTTGAGGGAATGACAAATGCTATTCAACATTCAGTTAAAGAAGGCATTGAACTTGATGAAGCAGTAGGAATTATGACGGGGCAAGTTGTCTATAAATATGAGGAGGAGCAGGAAAATGAAGAGTTTTAATGTTCAAATCACATACACAGGCATGATTGAAGAGACCATCGAGGCTGAAAGTTTAGAAGAAGCAGAAAATGAGGCGCGTGATATTGCAAGAATGGAAGCACCATTTGATTGTGATGAATATGAAATTAATGTAGAGGAGGAGCAGGAAAATGACTAAAAACACTTTAGTTGATTTAAATAATCATTTATTTGCACAACTCGAGAGGCTTAATGACGAAGAAATAAAAGGTGATGAACTCCAAGAAGAATTGCAAAGAGCTAAAGTCATCTCTGATGTAGCGAGAAGTATTGTTAAAAACGGTAATTTGATTTTACAGGCACACAAATTTAAAGATGAAAGTTTAGACTTGAACAATCAATTACCTGAAATGTTGGAGAATAAAAAATGAGGTTTAAGTGGGAACAGAAACACATTGATTATGTGAAATCTATTTATAAGGGGCGTTACTTAAAAGATGTTAGAGATATGTTTAATAACAAATTTGGTACGAATATAAGCAAGAATGCTATCAATGCTAAGATGAACCGTTTAGGTGTAAAAAGTGGTGTGTCACCATACGGATCTAGGCAAGCACATGGACATCTTCACAAGCCTATAGGTTCTAAAAAATTAGATCAACACGGATACGTTTTAATAAAAGTAGACAACAAAACTAATAATCAAAGAAATAACTGGAAATTATATCATCACTATGTTTGGGAAAAACATTATGGCGAAATACCACCAAAACACGCAGTAATCTTTTTGAACGGAAATAAAAAAGATTTTAGAATTGAAAATTTAGCGATGATCACTTATTCGACATTACAGATGATGATTAATAACAATTTGTTTTATGAAAATGCAGAATTAACCAAAACGGGAATTAACATTGCTAAATTATTAAAAAAACAAACTAGAAGATCGGTTAAAAAAATGAAAATTAAGGAGAAAGAATAATGACTAACACGTTAACAATTGATCAGTTACAAGAGTTATTACAAATACAAAAGGAGTTCGACGATAGAATTGAAACTAAAAATCCGAAAGATACGCACAAAGCGTATGTAGAAGAATTTTTCGAATGGTATAACACAATAGAACCATTCAAGAACTGGAAAAAGATAAAAGGTAAACCTATTGAAGAACAACTTGATGAACTATCAGATATGTTGGCATTTGCACTATCCTATGTATTGATGACTGAAAGTTACGAAGAGTCTGAGACTTATTTTTGTAAAATGCCAGAATTAGCAAATCAATATAGTTTTTTAGCCAAATTACACAAAGTTATTTCAGTCACAGAATATCATAAACTAAACAAACGCCATGAACGTACCGGCGATTTAGAAATCAATCATATTTTAGATTTATTGATAGATGTGGAATTAGTATTACCTTTTCAAATAGCTGTGGAGTATTATTCTATCGACCAACTCATTGACGCATACAAAAAGAAAATGAAAAGGAACCACGAAAGACAAGATGGAACAGCAGACGCAGGAAAAGGATACGTGTAAAGACATCTTAGATCGAGTCAAGGAGGTTTTGGGGAAGTGAGAGAACGCACTAAAATTATATATCGTGGTTGGAACAAGGAGATATTTATTTTACAGGGTAAAAATATGAATGTTATTGGTTTGCGCCAAATATTCGATGAACTAAAAAGATCGTACGAAGGTTATAAAATCGTTGTTATTCCAACAGAAGTTGATTTTGAAATCAAATAAATAGGAGTGATAAGAAGTGATTCGAAAAGCTAGAAAGAAACCGGTAGAAATTGAGTTTGTAAAATATACAGGTGACAACCAACGAGAAATATATGAATGGACAAATGGAAGGGCATATAATGTTCCGGATTATGACGATGACGATATTACTTACTTTGGTGTAGCTACACTAGAAGGCTTCCTAATAGCTGAAGTTGGTAGTTATATTGTTAAAGGTGTAGAAGGTGAGTTTTACCCAGTTGAACCTAATATATTTAAGAAGACATATGAGGTAATAGATTGACGACACAATACTTAGTCACAACATTCAAAGATTCAACAGGACGAAAACATACACACATAACTCGAGCTAAGAGCAATCAAAGATTTACAGTTGTTGAGGCGGAGAGTAAAGAAGAAGCGAAAGAGAAGTACGAGGCGCGTAACAAACCAGTTGATGGAGCGACCAGCTTAAACGATATCAAATCAAATATTGGTATCTTTCACGTTGAAAAAGTCGAACCAAACGAGGGTATGGTAGATATTAACATTGAGACAATGAAACCATTCGAGGAGGCAGACGATGATTAACATACCTAAAATGAAATTCCCGAAAAAGTACACTGAAATAATCAAAAAATATAAAAATAAAACACCTGAAGAAAAAGCTAAGATTGAAGATGATTTCATTAAAGAAATTAATGATAAAGACAGTGAATTTTACAGTCCTATGATGGCTAATATGAATGAACATGAATTAAGGACTATGTTAAGAATGATGCCTAGTTTAATTGATACTGGAGATGAGAATGATGATTAAACAAATACTAAGATTATTATTCTTACTAGCAATGTATGAGCTAGGTAAGTATGTAACTGAGCAAGTATATATTATGATGACGGCTAACGATGATGTAGAGGCGCCGAGTGACTTCGCAAAGTTGAGCGATCAGTGTGATTTGATGAGGGCGGAGGTGTCAGAGTAGATGTATAGCAAAGAGTCAATTGTTAATATGATAGGCACACATAAAATGAAGTGCAATGTATTAGCTGATGTAATACCGGAATATGATAGCAATTCAATCGCACAGTATGGCATACAAGCGACGTTACCGAAACCACAAGGGGAAAACTCAAGCAAAGTTGAAGATGTTGTTGTGAGGCTTGAGAGAGCAAATAAAAGATATGCGCAGATGTTAAAAGAGGTTGAGTTTATAAATCAATCGCAACAGAAATTAGGACACGTTGACTTTTGTTTCTTAGAGTTATTGAAGAAAGGTTATAACAGGGATGCAATTATCAAGAAGATGCCTAATTCTAAATTGAACAGAAATAACTTCCTAGCACGCCGTGATGAGTTGGCAGAAAAGATTTATCTACTACAGTGACGAAAATGACAAAAATGACAGAAATGACGAAAATGACACTATTTTTAAACTGTGAATTAATTTTATATAATTGATTTGTAAGAATTATCTTAAGACGTGGGGTAATAGCCACATTAGATGTTCTCATCGATGTGATTGAGAAGTGACAAACATGTAAAGTTGATATGTTACGCTATTAATCACTTACTACCTGCCTATATGGTGGGTAGTTTAATTCTTGCATTTTGAGTCATAACTATTTTCCTCCTTTCACATTTATTGAACGTAGCTCCTGCACAAGATGTAGGGGCATTTTTGTATTTAAATAACTAGAGTAATTAACATAAAGGCGTGTGATACAGTGAAAACAATTGATTAAATTAACACCTAAGCAAGAAAAGTTTGTGCTAGGACTCATAGAGGGCAAGAGCCAACGGAAAGCATATATTGACGCAGGGTATTCGACTAAAGGTAAGAGTGGGGAATATCTAGATAAAGAAGCGAGTACACTTTTTAAAAATCGGAAGGTTTCCGGAAGGTACGAAAAATTGCGTCAAGAAGTAGCTGAACAATCAAAATGGACACGCCAAAAGGCTTTTGAAGAGTATGAGTGGTTAAAGAATACAGCGAAGAACGATATTGAAGTAGAGGGAGTAAAGAAAGCGACAGCTGATGCATTCCTCGCTAGTTTGGACGGCATGAATAGAATGACGTTAGGCAATGAAGTTCTGACTAATAAAAAGATTGAAACTGAAATTAAGATGCTTGAGAAAAAAATCGACCAGATGGATAAATCAGAAAACAATTCACAAGAAGCAGAAGTTGCTAAATCACTTATTAAGTTAGCGGGTGTTAATGATGATTAATGAAATGTTAAACCCGAAACAACAAGAAGTCTGGAACTGCTTTATAAACGATAGACCCAAAGTATTAATAGCGAGTGGTGCAAAGAGAGCAGGCAAAACGTATGTGTTTATCCTGCTTTTTTTAATGCACATAGCTACTTATAAAGACAAGGGGCTTAACTTCATTATTGGAGGAGCAACGCAAGCATCTATAAGACGTAACATACTAGATGATATGGAGTTAATACTAGGTAGAGAGTTAACACTCGATAAATCTAACGCAGTCAAAATATTTGGTAATAAAGTGTATGTATTCGACGGACAAAACTCGGATGCATGGAAAAAAGCGCGTGGTTTTACTTCAGCAGGTGCTTTTTTAAATGAGGGAACAGCATTACACAATATGTTTATTAAAGAAGTGTTCTCACGTTGTAGTTACAAAGGCGCGAGAATATTAATTGATACAAACCCCGAAAACCCAATGCATCCAGTTAAAAAAGATTACATTGATAAGAGTGGTCAACGATTATCGAATGGAAGACTAAATATCAAAGCATTTCAATTTACTTTGTTCGACAATACATTTTTAGATGAAGAATATATTGAATCGATTATAGCGAGTACACCAACAGGAATGTTCACAGATCGTGACATTTATGGTAAGTGGGTTTCTGCTGAGGGTGTTGTATATAAAGATTTCAAAGAAAAAGTTCATTACATCACAGAAGAAGAATTTAAAACTAAACAAATAAAAAGGAAATATGCAGGCGTCGACTGGGGATATGAGCATTATGGTTCTATTATGGTTGTAGCGGAAGACTTCGACGGAAACAAGTACGTTATTGAAGAACACGCACACAGACATAAAGAAATAGATGACTGGGTAGCTATTGCAAAAGGAGTTATAAAAAGGCATGGCGATATTCTTTTTTATTGTGATACAGCCAGACCTGAACATATTGAACGATTTAGAAGAGAGAAGATAAAAGCAAGATATGCTGACAAAGCTGTTATTGCTGGCATTGAAGTTATTTCTAGGTTATTCAAGTTAAATAAAATATTCATTATCAAAGAAAAAGTTAGTTTGTTTAAAGAAGAAATATACAACTATGTTTGGAAAGATAATGCAGACGAACCAGTTAAATTAAACGATGACACATTAGATGCGTTAAGATATGCAGTTTATACAGCTAATAAGCCAAGTGGCACAGGCTTTAATTAAAGGAGGTAATATTTTGTACCCTAGCCAACCAACACAAACAGAAATATTTGATGCTATTGTGAGGACTAACAATAAGCCAGAAACACTGGAAGAAATGATTGTCAGATATATAAAACAACATTTAGAAAAGTTACCTGAAATCTCAATAGGTCAAGAATATTATGAGCAACGACCTGATATTGTAAAGGAACCTAAGCCGGTTGATGCTACAGGAGCAGTTGACCCATTGAAACCAGATGACAGAATGATTACCAACTTCCATGCTAACCTAGTAGATCAAAAAGTTTCTTATATTGTAGGTAAGCCTATCGCTTTTAAACATACAGATGATGAAGTAGTTAAACGTATTGATGAAGTTTTAGGCAATAGATTCGATGATAAGTTACACAGTGTACTAACAGGAGCTAGCAATAAAGGTATTGAATGGTTGCATCCTTACCTTGATGAAGATGGAGAATTCAAGTTATTTAGAGTACCAGCAGAACAAGGTATTCCTATATGGACTGATAAAGAGCACGAAGAATTAGAGGCGTTTATCAGGATGTATAAATTGGAAAATGAAACTAAAGTTGAATACTGGGATAAAATAACGGTTAATTACTACGTTTATGAAAATGGCTCGCTTATTCCGGATTACTCTAACAATTTGGAGAATTCAAAAACGCATTTTAGTACAGGGTCGTGGGGTAAGATTCCATTTATTCCATTCAAAAATAATGACTTAGAAATGTCAGATATATTTATGTATAAAACATTGATTGATGCGTATAACAGGCGATTATCTGATTTATCCAATACTTTTAAAGATTCAAACGAATTAACGTATGTATTAAAGAACTATGATGAACAAGAGTTGCCAGAATTCAAACGGTTACTACGTTATTACGGGGCGATAAAAGTATCGGATAACGGGGGTGTCGACACAATACAGGTAGAAGTACCAGTTGAAAACAGTAAAAAGTATTTAGATGAGTTATATCAAAAAATAATGTTGTTTGGTCAAGCGGTTGACTTTAGTTCTGATAAATTCGGTTCTGCTCCAAGTGGGGTTGCGTTAGAGTTTCTATATACTAACTTAAACTTGAAAGCAGATAAGTTAGCGCGTAAAGCTAAAGTTGCTATACAGGAGTTACTTTGGTTTGTGTTTGAGCACTTCGACATCAAAGGAGAACATAAAGATGTCGATATTAGTTTCAACTACAACAAAGTAGCGAACACAGAATTACAAGTACAAACAGCTCAACAATCTATGGGAATTGTAAGCCATGAAACAGTACTAGAAAATCACCCGTTTGTCGAAGATTTGCAAGCAGAACTCGAACGAATAGAACAAGAACAAATGGAGTACAACAAGCAACTGCCTAATTTAGATGACGGAGGTGCTGACGGTGCCCAACAACAAGAAAGATCTAACAATAAAGAATCAGAATGATATTGATGAGTATATCGACAGTCTAATCTCTAAAGCTGAGAAGCCTATAGAACAACTATTTGCTAATCGACTTAAAGAGATAAAACAAATCATCGCAGATATGTTTGAGAAGTATCAAAGTGATGATGTGTATATTACATGGACTGAATTTAATAAATATAACAGGCTCAATAAGGAGTTAACTCGTATAGGTACTATGCTGACTGATGATTATAGGCAAATAGCTAAGATGATTCAGAAGTCGCAGGAAGATGCTTATATAGAAAAGTTCCTTATGAGCCTTTATTTATATGAGACGGCGAGTCAAACATCTATGCAGTTTGATGTTCCTAGCAAAGAAGTTATCACATCAGCTATTGAACAACCTATTGAGTTCATTCGATTAGTACCGACGCTACAGAAGCATCGTGATGAAGTATTGAAAAAGATACGCTTACATATCACACAAGGCATTATGAGCGGAGAGGGTTACTCTAAGATAGCGAAAGCAATCCGTGATGATATTGGTATGTCTAAAGCTCAATCGTTGCGTGTAGCTCGTACAGAAGCGGGTAGAGCGATGTCACAAGCTGGACTTGATAGCGCATTAGTAACTCAAAAGAATGGCTTACAGATGTATAAGTATTGGCATGCCACTAAAGATACACGTACAAGAGACACACACAGGCATCTAGACGGTGCTAAGAAGAAAATAGACGAACCGTTCAAGTCGAGTGGTTGCGTTGGACAAGCGCCCAAGTTATTCGTTGGTGTGAATAGTGCAAAGGAAAATATCAACTGTCGTTGTAAGCTTATGTATTACATTGACGAAGATGATTTGCCTAGTACAACAAGAGTACGTAAAGATGATGGCACAACCGAAGTAATACCACAAATGACTTATCGTGAGTGGGAGAAATATAAACGTAAAAGAAAGTAGTTTACTGCTCGACCTTAGCATGTCGTTAAACTGCTTCTTTTTATACCAAAATTCTTCGTGGCGTTGCACGTAAAACTCGTAAAAAGGAGTAGTTTAAATGGATTTATACACGTTGTTAGGACAATTTAAAGACGGAGAAATCGACAAGCAGAAAGTAATTGATGCGATTGACGAATCGAAATCGGGAATGGTACCACGTTCAAGATTGAACGACAAGAATACCGAAATCGAAGAGTTAAAAGAAGAGATTTCTAAACGTGATGAACAAATTGTCAAATTGCAAGACTCTGTTAAAGATGATAGCGAGATTCAAAAAGAACTCGAAGAATTAAAGAATCAAAATTCAGAGTGGGAGACAAAGTATAAAGAAACACAACTTAATAACGCAGTTAAGTTAGCGGTTGCTAAAGAAGCAAATGACGCTAACGACATTCTAGCATTCATCAATAAAGATGAACTGGAATTAGTAGACGACGGCACTGTAAAAGGTTTAGATGAAGCGATTAAAACGCTTAAAGAGTCTAAACCTTATTTATTTGCGTCGTCTAAGCCTGTAGGTAAAACACCACAAGGCGGAGGTAATCCGGACTCAGGTGTAACGAAAGAAAAGTTTGACAACATGAGTGTCACTGAACGTAACGAATTGTATTTGAACGATCGTGAGACATTCGAAAAATTAGTTAATCAAAATTAAACAAAGAAAGAGGTATAAGCATGCCACAAGGACTTACTAAAACAAGTAATCAAATCATTCCAGAAGTATTAGCGCCTATGATGCAAGCGCAACTCGAAAAGAAATTGCGTTTCGCTTCATTTGCAGAAGTAGATAGCACATTACAAGGACAACCGGGAGACACTTTGACATTCCCAGCATTCGTTTATAGCGGAGACGCACAAGTAGTTGCAGAGGGCGAAAAAATCCCTACTGACATTTTAGAAACGAAAAAACGTGAGGCTAAAATCCGTAAAATTGCTAAAGGTACATCTATCACAGATGAGGCTTTATTAAGTGGTTACGGAGACCCTCAAGGCGAACAAGTACGTCAACACGGTTTAGCACATGCTAACAAAGTTGATAATGATGTATTAGAGGCTTTAATGGGAGCTAAACTTACTGTTAATTCAGACATCACTAAATTAAACGGCTTACAATCAGCAATTGACAAATTTAACGATGAAGACTTAGAGCCAATGGTTTTATTTGTTAATCCACTTGATGCTGGTAAATTACGCGGAGATGCATCAACTAACTTTACGCGTGCAACCGAATTAGGCGATGACATCATTGTTAAAGGTGCGTTTGGCGAAGCTCTAGGCGCTATCATTGTACGTACTAATAAGTTAGAAGCTGGCACAGCTATTTTAGCTAAAAAAGGTGCAGTTAAATTAATCTTGAAACGTGATTTCTTCTTAGAAGTAGCGCGTGACGCATCAACAAAAACAACTGCATTATACAGTGATAAGCACTATGTAGCATATTTATATGATGAATCTAAAGCAGTGAAAATCACTAAAGGTTCTGGAAGCTTAGAAATGTAATAGGAGGTAGTGACGTATGTATAAAGTAATCGAACGTTTTGAAGATGCACAAGACAATGGACATGAATATCAAGTGGGAGACATTTACCCACGTGATGGGTTAGAAGTATCAGAAGAACGGTTCACTGAATTATCTACAACAAACAACCGCCGTAACTTAATCGCTATCAAACTTGTTGAAGACGATACAACAGAACAGTCTGAGGCGAGCGCTGACGAGCAAAAAAGTTTATCTGATATGAAAGTAGCAGAATTAAAAGAACTTGCTAAAAAGCGTGAAATTAAAGGCTATAGCGATATGAAAAAAGATGAGCTTATCAAAGCTTTAGAGGGTGTTAAGTAATGGACGCAAAAGACGTCAAAATGATTAATGGACTTTCACTCAATGATTCGTCTAACGATGAGCAGATCGAATATCTTATTGAAGAATATAAAGGTGTTGCAGAAGATTATTGTAATCAGAAGTTTGATGACAAAGAAGTGCCGTCGGGTGTTAAGAAGTTTATTGCTGAATGTATCAAGTTTGGTACAACTGGCAATATCTCAGCGCGCACGATGGGCACCGTGAGTTATACCTATGTAACTGACATACCTAGTAGTGCTTATGCTTATCTAATGCCTTATCGTAAGTTAAGTTGGGGTAAGCGATATGTTTAATCCGTTTGATGAGTTTCCGCACACAATTGAAATTGGAGAGGTTGAAGTTGCAGGAACATTTCCTAAAGAATACGAGCGTTTTAAAAGTAACGAAACAATTAAAGGATTTATGGATACGCCTACATCAAGCGAGACACTCAAATTTCATCAAATGAGCAAAGACTTCGACCGTAACCTATATACGCCGTATCACATACCAATAACAAACAAAACTTTATTTAATTACGAGGGTAAAACGTACGAAGTTGTAGGCGAACCGGTCGACCAAGGCGGACAACATGAAATCAATTTAACTAGATTGAGGGTGCGATCTATTGGCAAAGGTTAAGTATGGTAATTGGGACTTAGTAAAAGAGTTGGAAAATTACGAGCGAGACATGGAGCGATGGGTCAAACGAGGTATAGCAAAGACTACTGCTAAGATTCACAATACAATCATTTCATTAATGCCAGTTGATACCGGATATCTTAGAGAAAGTGTAACAATGGACTTTAAAGACGGCGGTTTTACTGGTGTTATTAATATTGGTAGTGAATACGCAATATATGTCAATTATGGTACTGGTATATATGCAACAGGCGCTGGAGGTAGTAGAGCGAAAAAGATACCGTGGTCATACAAGGATGCAAACGGTAAGTGGCACACTACTAAAGGACAACATGCTCAACCTTTTTGGGAGCCGGCAATAGACGCTGGGCGAGCATTCTTTAATAAGTATTTTTCGTGAGGTGGTTAAGATATGTGGGTATCAGTTGAACGGTACTTATTTAACAAAGTATATAACAAATTAAAAAGTAACCCTATTATCCAAAAACAATTGGACGGTAGGGTTTTTGATTGCGTTCAAAAAGACGCTGTTTACCCATATATCGTTGTGGGTGAAACAAACGTCACTAACAAAGAAACGACCACGAGCATGGTCGAAGATGTCGGCATCACATTGCATGTTTATAGTCAAGCGCGTAATAGAGATGAGGCATCACAAATAATTCAATTTTTAGGCTTCGTCTTAAATAACGAAATCGAAATTGATTATTATTCATTCATTAAAAGTCGGATTGATACACAAGAAGTTATTACTGACATAGATCAGTACACTAAACACGGTATCATTCGGCTTGTTTTTAAATACAGACATAACACATTACAAAGGAGTGTAACGAATGGCGCAGGATAAATATATTGTCGCTCTCCAAATCGCTGATAAAGATTTAGCTAAGAAGCTAACTATCGAAGAAGCAACGCTTTTAGGTAGTTTAGCAGAGGGCGGGCACACTATCAGTAATGACCTTGCTGAAATCATTCAAGGCGGTAAGAAAGATTATAGCCGTAACTCTGTCGAAGAAGAAATCAAGTTGACGCTTGATGTCGTTCCGGGAGATAAAGGTCAATTAGCATTAAAAGAATCGGTTAAGCAATTCAAACAATTACGTGTTTGGATTTGGGAAACTAAAAAACGCGATGGCAAACATCACGGTGTATTCGCATATGTAGTTATCGAAGAGCACGAATGGTCATTTGATGATGAAGATAACAAAATCGAAATCACAGCGAAAGTTAAGTTCAATAGTGCAGATGGTACAATCAACGATTTACCAAAAGAATGGCTTAACCCTAGCGCATTGGCTCCAGTTGTTGAATTCGAAGACATGAACGCTTACGAAGATAGTTATGAAAACCGAACTAAAAAAACAACTGCTGGCAGTAGCGATTTAAGTATGTAATTAACGAGGGCATAAGCCCTCTATTTTTTTGTACAAAATAACGATAAACGAGGTATTTAATATGACTGAAACAACTTTTAATCCAATTACATCATTAACGATTAACAATGAAGAAGTGAAAGCAAAAGCAACATTTATGTTCGATAAAACCGCTAAAAAATTTGCAACTGAACAAGAAGATAACAAAGGTAGAAAACAAACGATTTCAGGATTTACTAATGTTTATAACGCTTTATTAGAGCGTGACACAGTGGCAATTGTAGACTTTTGGGAATGTGCAACAGCTTATCTAGGTAAAAGTGCACCTAAAAGAGAAGATATTGAAGCGGAAATTATGGAAATCATCGAAAGAGAAAACGACACGTTGAATCTTTTACAAGGTGCGTTGGACGTAATGAATAATAGTGGTTTTTTCAAGCAGAAATCACGTCTATTCTGGACACAGATGAACCAAGCGCCATCGTTAGCCAAAGAAGACGAGAAAGAGGGCGCGAAAGCTGGTATCGAGATGATGAAGAACAACTACAAAGAAATCATGACCGTAGCACCTTATTAGACTATTCGGAAATAAGGCAGATGACAAGTCGTTACATAGGTTATATGAGTAATGACGAGCTAATGAGCATGCTACCTGCCGAATGGAATGACTGGATTATTGGCGCTAGACAAGCATTGATTGACCAAAGGGACATCGCGTTGTACGGCGCTCAATATAATGCGGTCGCTCAAGCTGGTAAATCACTAAAACGTTTTGTTAGGCAGAACGAAAGAGAACATTATATTATTCGTGGTCAAGAAGACGAATATGAAAAAATGAAACAGCGTGAGCTAGCTAAAAACAAACGTAAAAGAGAAATACAAAAACAAGGGACTCGCAAGTTCCTTAACAGCTTAAAAACAAGTCATAAAGGAGGTTAGGCATGGAAAAGAATTTTCTAGCTCGTATTACAGCTATAATCAGTGATTTTAAAAGGAATATGAGAACTGCTCAACGTATGGCTAAAACTGATATACCGGACGAAATCAAGACAGAAGTTACAGCTAACATAAGAGATTACCAAAGAGAGTTAACGCGAGCTAAATCGATGGCTCAGCGATGGCGTGAACATAACGTTAAAATAGATGGTAATAATTCACCGTTAAAACGTGCAATTGCTAGTGCAAAAACGATGTTGGCCACGTTACACAACAAAACAATAAAAGTTAATTTCGATACGAGAGGTATGACAAAAACCCAAATTTTAACTAAGGCACTGAATCAGTCCTTAACTGATTATAGTGAGAAAATGGACGCGCTAGCTACTAAAATTCGTACATTTGGTACAATTTTTGCACAACAAGTTAAAGGCTTAATGATTGCTAGTATACAAGCATTGATACCAGTGATTGCCGGGTTAGTACCTGCAATAATGGCAGTACTTAATGCGGTTGGTGTATTAGGGGGTGGCGTTTTAGGTTTAGTTGGCGCATTCTCTGTCGCAGGTCTTGAAGTTGTTGGTTTTGGTGCAATGGCTATTAGCGCTCTTAAAATGGTTGAAGATGGAACATTGGCAGTAACAAAAGAAGTTCAAAACTTTAGAGATGCGAGCGATCAATTAAAAACTACATGGCGTGATATTGTTAAAGAGAATCAAGCAAGTATCTTTAATGCGATGTCAGCAGGTATCAGAGGCGTTACAAGTGCGATGTCTCAATTAAAACCATTCTTATCCGAAGTATCTATGCTGGTTGAAGCAAACGCACGCAAGTTTGAGGATTGGGTTAAACATTCTGAAACAGCTAAGAAAGCATTTGAAGCATTGAATAGCATAGGTGGCGCAATCTTCGGAGATTTATTGAACGCTGCAGGACGATTTGGCGACGGATTAATTAACATTTTCACTCAATTAATGCCGTTGTTCAAATTTGCGTCTCAAGGACTACAGAACATGTCTATAGCTTTCCAAAATTGGGCTAATAGTGTGGCTGGTCAGAATGCTATTAAAGCGTTTATTGACTACACTACCACTAACTTACCTAAGATTGGTCAGATATTTGGCAATGTGTTCGCTGGTATTGGTAATTTAATGATTGCTTTTGCTCAAAACAGTTCTAACATTTTTGACTGGTTAGTTAAATTAACTTCTCAATTTAGAGCATGGTCAGAACAAGTAGGACAATCACAAGGATTTAAAGACTTTATCAGCTACGTTCAAGAGAATGGTCCTACTATTATGCAGTTAATCGGTAATATCGTAAAAGCGTTAGTGGCATTTGGTACTGCAATGGCTCCTATAGCTAGTAAATTACTAGATTTCATTACTAATTTAGCTGGATTTATCGCCAAACTATTCGAAACACACCCAGCAGTCGCTCAAATTATCGGTGTTATCGGTATTTTAGGTGGCGTATTTTGGGCTTTAATGGCTCCGATCGCAGCTGTTAGCAGTGTGTTAAGTAATGTGTTTAGTATGACTTTATTGAATGTTGTCAAAAGAATACTGGATTTAACTAGAATAACTGGGGTGGTAAGTAAAGCGTTCGGTTTATTGACAGGTGCTTTCACAAGTATTTCTTGGCCAATATTAGCAGTAGTTGCAGTAATTGGTGCATTCATTGGAGTCCTAGTTTATTTATGGAAAACAAACGAGAATTTCAGAAACACTATTACTGAAGCATGGAACGGTGTTAAAACGGCGGTTTCTGGTGCGATTCAAGGTGTAGTTGGCTGGTTAACTGAATTGTGGGGCAAAATCCAATCAACATTACAACCGATAATGCCTATATTGCAAGTATTAGGACAAATATTCATGCAAGTCTTAGGTGTTTTGGTAATAGGCATTATTACAAATGTTATGAATATCATACAAGGTTTGTGGACTTTAATTACAATTGCGTTCCAAGCCATAGGAACAGTGATATCCGTAGCAGTCCAAATCATAGTAGGTTTATTCACTGCTTTAATTCAATTGCTTACTGGCGACTTCTCAGGTGCTTGGGAGACAATTAAAACTACGATTACCAATGTACTTGATACGATTTGGCAATACATGCAATCAGTTTGGGAGTCAATTATCGGCTTTTTAACTGGAGTAATGAATCGAACACTTTCTATGTTTGGTACAAGTTGGTCACAGATATGGAGTACAATCACTAATTTTGTTAGCAGTATTTGGAACACTGTTACAAGCTGGTTCAGTCGAGTGGCTTCGAGTGTAGCTGAAAAAATGGGGCAAGCACTAAACTTTATTATCACAAAAGGTTCCGAATGGGTTTCTAATATTTGGAATACAGTTACAAGTTTCGCAAGTAAAGTAGCTGATGGATTTAAAAGAGTTGTCTCAAATGTAGGCGACGGCATGAAAAACGCGCTTGATAAGATTAAAAGCTTTTTCAGCGATTTTTTAAATGCCGGAGCAGAATTAATAGGCAAAGTAGCTGAGGGTGTAGCTAACGCCGCGCACAAAGTAGTGAGCGCGGTAGGCGATGCGATTTCATCAGCGTGGGACTCTGTAACTTCGTTTGTAAGTGGACATGGTGGAGGTAGTGGTTTAGGTAAAGGCTTAGCGGTATCACAAGCTAAAGTAATGGCTACTAGCTTCGGTAAAACATTTACAAGTGAGTTAGGTTCAACGTTAACAGATGGCTTCAACGATAGTTTGACACCAAGTGTTGATGGTCATATGACAGACGATGTGCAACATAGCATGAAAGAAAATAACAGACCTATTGTTAATGTAACTGTTAGGAATGAGGGCGATCTTAACATGATTAAATCACACATTGACGATATGGATGCAAAAGATGGTAGTTTCAACTTAATGTAAGGGAGGTTTGTTTATTGATAGCCCATGATGTAGAAATTGTAAAAAACGGTGTAACTTATAGAATCAGTGACAATCCTCTCACTTACAAACATTTGAGAGTGCTTGATTACAATGTTATCGGTTCGGGTTACAAAAGGAATTATTCGCCTTTAGATGGTGTTGACGGACGTTTTCACAATTACGCTAAAGAAGAATATAAAAAAGTTGAATTAAGATTGAGGTATGAAGTACCTAAAATCGCTTATGCATCACATCTCAAATCAGACATTCAAACATTGTTTTATGGTCGCTTTTACCTAAGAGAATTGGCAACGCCGGATAACACTATCAAATTTGAAAATATGTTCGAACCGTTAGAACAAGAATTTGAATTAGATTATGTTGACGGTAGACAACTATTCGTTGGATTAGTTAGCGAAGTATCTTTTGACACAACTAAGACATCAGGAGAAATCACGTTGACCTTTGAGACGACAGAATTGCCGTTCTTTGAAAGTATCGGCTATAGCACTGATTTAGAAAGTGATAACGATTTAGAAAAATGGTCAGTTCCGGACAGAATAGCACTAAATGAAAATGATAGAAGTAGACAAATGACATTCTATAATACGAGTTCTGGAGATGTTTATTACAACGGAGATGTGGCATTAACACAATTCAACCAATTCAATGTAGTTGAAATTGAATTGGCCGAAGATGTTAAAGCTGATGATAAAGACGGTTTCACTTTCTATATGGATAAAGGAAACATCTCAGTAATTAAAGATGTCGATTTAAAGGCAGGCGATAAAATTATTTTTGATAACAAGCACACATATAGAGGCAATTTAAATATTGACCTATACAACAAGACGTTAGAACAACCGGTGTTGTATCCTGGTTGGAATCATTTTAAAGCCAACAGACTTATGAAAAAGATAGTCTTTAGACACAAATTATATTACAGATAAGGAGTAGCATATGCCGGTATTATTAAAAAGTTTGCAAGGCGTCGGTCATGCGATTCATGTTAATACAAAATTAAACGAAAAATTGAATGAAGATAGTACGTTAGACATTGATATGATAGAAAATGCCAGCACTTTCGACGCAATCGGCGCTATTACAAAGATGTGGACTATCACAAATATAAAAGGGGAAGATGACCTCAACGAATATGTGATAGTAATGCTTGATAAATCAACAATCGGAAATAAAATCAAACTTAGTCTCAAAGCGAGACAAAAAGAACTAGATGATCTAAACAATTCTAGGATTTACCAAGAATATAACGAAAGTTTCACAGGCGTAGAGTTTTTTAACACTGTATTTAAAGAAACTAGTTATAAGTACGTATTGCACACTAAGGTTGACGCATCAAAGTTCGAGGGATTAGGTAAGGGAGACACAAGACTTGAGATATTTAAAAAAGGACTTGAACGTTATCATCTCGAATATGAATATGAAGCTAAAACTAAGACGTTTCACTTGTACGATGAATTATCTAAAGTAGCAGATTATTACATCAAATCAGGTGTAAATGCTGATAATGTCAAAATTCAAGAAGATGCTTCTAAATGCTACACATATATAAGAGGCTATGGCGACTTTGACGGTCAACAAACTTATACAGAGGCTGGATTACAATTCGAATTCACACACCCATTAGCACAACTGATTGGGAAAAGGGAAGCGCCTCCGTTAATAGATGGACGTATAAAAAAAGAAGATGTTTTAAAAAAATCAATGGAGCTAGTGATAAAGAAAAGTGTCACTGCTTCTATTTCTTTGGACTTCGTAGCACAGCCTGAGCATTTTCCAGAGGCTAACCCTAGAATTGGCGATGTCGTAAGAGTGGCTGACCCAACTATAGGCTATAACGACTTAGTAAGAATAGTCGAGATTACTACACATAGAGATGCATATAACAACATCATCAAACAAGATGTAGTATTAGGCGATTTTACAATGCGCGACAGATATAGAAAAGCTATCCATGAAGCTACGAATTATGTTAAGAATGTAAAAACAACAAAGTCAGACCCGGCTAAGTACTTGAGAGAACTAAACGCTAAAGTTAATGCTAGTTTATCTATAAATAATGAATTGGTTAAGCAGAATGAAAAAATAAACGCTAAAGTCGATAAGATGAATACTAAAACAGTTACAACTGCTAATGGTACGATCATGTACGACTTTACTAGTCAATCAAGTATAAGAAACATCAAATCAATTGGAACGATTGGCGACTCTGTAGCTAGAGGGTCGCACGCAAAAACTAATTTCACAGAAATGTTAGGCAAGAAATTGAAAGCCAAAACGACTAATCTTGCAAGAGGTGGCGCAACAATGGCAACAGTTCCAATAGGTAAAGAAGCGGTAGAAAACAGCATTTATAGACAAGCAGAGCAAATAAGAGGAGACCTAATCATATTACAAGGCACTGATGATGACTGGTTACACGGTTATTGGGCAGGCGTACCGATAGGCACTGATAAAACGGATACAAAAACGTTTTACGGTGCCTTTTGTTCTGCAATTGAAGTTATTAGAAAGAATAATCCAGATTCAAAAATACTAGTGATGACAGCTACAAGACAATGCCCTATGAGTGGTACAACAATACGCCGTAAAGACACGGACAAAAACAAACTAGGGTTAACACTTGAGGACTATGTAAACGCTCAAATATTAGCTTGTAGTGAGTTAGATGTACCAGTGTTTGACGCATATCACACAGATTACTTTAAGCCATACAATCCAGCTTTTAGGAAAGCGAGCATGGAGGACGGCTTACACCCTAACGAAAAAGGTCACGAGGTTATTATGTACGAGTTAATCAAGGATTATTACAGTTTTTACGACTAAAGGAGGCAACCAATGGCTTACGGATTAATAACAAGTTTGCATTCTACCACTGGCGCAAAAGTAGTTGCTCAGCACGAGTACAACTATCGATTACTTGATAATGGAATGAGCAAACTTGAGAAAATGTTTATATATCATCAAAAAGAAGAAATATACGCACACTCAGCGAAACAAATTAAATACTTGAATGACAGTGTTGAAGATTATTTAACGTATTTAAATGGCCGTTTTAGCAACATGATAATAGGTCATAACGGCGACGGTATCAACGAGGTAAAAGACGCGCGAGTTGATAATACTGGTTATGATCATAAGACATTGCAAGATCGTTTGTATCATGATTATTCAACACTAGATGCTTTCACTAAAAAGGTTGAGAAAGCTGTAGATGAACACTATAAAGAATATCAAGCGACAGAATACCGATTTGAACCAAAAGAGCAAGAACCGGAATTCATCACAGATTTATCGCCATATACTAACGCAGTAATGCAATCATTTTGGGTAGACCCTAGAACAAAAATTATTTACATGACACAAGCGCGTCCAGGCAATCATTACATGTTATCTAGATTGAAGCCTAACGGACAATTTATTGATAGACTGCTAGTTAAAAATGGCGGACACGGCACACACAACGCCTATAGATATATCGGCAATGAGTTGTGGATTTATTCAGCAGTGTTAGACGCTAACAACAATAACAAGTTTGTACGTTTCCAATATAGAACTGGAGAAATAACTTATGGTAATGAAATGCAAGATGTCATGCCGAATATATTTAACGACAGATATACGTCAGCGATTTATAATCCGGTAGAAAATTTAATGATTTTCAGACGTGAATATAAAGCTTCTGAAAGACAACTTAAGAATTCGTTGAACTTTGTTGAGGTTAGAAGTGCTGACGATATTGATAAAGGTATAGACAAAGTATTGTATCAAATGGATATACCTATGGAATACACTTCAGATACACAACCTATGCAAGGTATCACTTATGATGCAGGTATCTTATATTGGTATACAGGTGATTCGAATACAGCCAACCCTAACTACTTACAAGGTTTCGATATCAAAACAAAAGAATTGTTATTTAAACGACGTATCGATATTGGCGGTGTGAATAACAACTTTAAAGGAGATTTCCAAGAGGCTGAGGGTCTAGATATGTATTATGATCTAGAAACAGGACGTAAAGCACTTTTAATCGGGGTAACTATTGGACCTGGTAACAACAGACATCATTCAATTTATTCTATCGGTCAAAGAGGTGTAAACCAATTCTTGAAAAACATCGCACCTCAAGTATCAATGACTGATTCAGGCGGACGTGTTAAACCGTTACCAATACAGAACCCAGCATATCTAAGTGATATTACGGAAGTTGGTCATTACTATATCTATACGCAAGACACACAAAATGCGTTAGATTTCCCGTTACCGAAAGCGTTTAGAGATGCAGGTTGGTTCTTTGATGTACTGCCTGGACACTATAATGGTGCTCTAAGACAAGTACTTACCAGAAACAGCACAGGTAGAAATATGCTTAAATTCGAACGTGTCATTGACATTTTCAATAAGAAAAACAACGGAGCATGGAATTTCTGTCCGCAAAACGCCGGTTATTGGGAACATATCCCTAAGAGTATTACAAAATTATCAGATTTAAAAATCGTTGGTTTAGATTTCTATATCACTACTGAAGAATCAAAACGATTTACTGATTTTCCTAAAGACTTTAAAGGTATTGCAGGTTGGATATTAGAAGTAAAATCGAATACACCAGGTAACACAACACAAGTATTAAGACGTAATAACTTCCCGTCTGCACATCAATTTTTAGTTAGAAACTTTGGTACTGGTGGCGTTGGTAAATGGAGTTTATTCGAAGGAAAGGTGGTTGAATAATGGTAGTAGATAATTTTTCGAAAGATGATAACTTAATCGAGTTACAAACAACATCACAATATAATCCGGTTATTGACACAAACATCAGTTTCTATGAATCAGATAGAGGAACTGGTGTTTTAAATTTTGCAGTAACTAAGAATAACAGACCGTTATCTATAAGTTCTGAACATGTTAAAACATCTATCGTGTTAAAAACCGATGATTATAACGTAGATAGAGGCGCTTATATTTCAGACGAATTAACGATAGTAGACGCAATTAATGGGCGTTTGCAGTATGTGATACCGAATGAATTTTTAAAACATTCAGGCAAGGTGCATGCTCAGGCATTCTTTACACAAAACGGGAGTAATAATGTTGTTGTTGAACGTCAATTTAGCTTCAATATTGAAAATGATTTAGTTAGTGGGTTTGATGGTATAACAAAGCTTGTTTATATCAAATCTATTCAAGATACTATCGAAGCTGTCGGTAAAGACTTTAACCAATTAAAGCAAAATATGGCTGATACACAAACGTTAATAGCAAAAGTGAATGATAGTGCGACAAAAGGCATTCAACAAATCGAAATCAAGCAAAACGAAGCTATACAAGCTATTACTGCGACGCAAACTAGTGCAACACAAGCTGTTACAGCTGAAGTCGATAAAATAGTTGAAAAAGAGCAAGCGATTTTTGAACGTGTTAACGAAGTTGAACAACAAATCAATGGCGCTGACCTTGTTAAAGGTAATTCAACAACAAATTGGCAAAAGTCTAAACTTACAGATGATTACGGTAAAGCAATTGAATCGTCTGAGCAGTCCATAGATAGCGTTTTAAGCGCAGTTAACACATCTAGGATTATTCATATTACTAATGCAACAGATGCGCCAGAAAAGACGGATATAGGCACGTTAGAGAAGCCTGGACAAGATGGTGTTGATGACGGTTCTTCGTTCGATGAATCAACTTATACATCAAGCAAATCTGGTGTGTTAGTTGTTTATGTTGTTGATGATAGTACGGCACGTGCAACATGGTATCCAGATGATTCAAACGACGAATATACAAAATATAAAATTAGCGGTACATGGTACCCATTTTATAAAAAGAATGACGGTGACTTAACTAAGCAATTTGTTGAAGAAACGTCTAACAACGCTTTAAATCAAGCAAAGCAGTATGTAGATGATAAATTCGGAACAACGAGCTGGCAACAACATAAATTAACAGAACATAACGGTCAATCAATTCAAAAGAATTTATATAACGCCAAAGGCAATTTAGAAGCATTGGGGGCTGGGAATTATTACGTAACAAGTGTGCCGGATTTACCAGGTAGTGTTGAAAGTTATGAGGGTTATTTATCGGTATTCGTTAAAGATGATACAAACAAGCTATTTAACTTCACACCTTATAACTCTAAAAAGATTTACACACGATCAATCACAAACGGCAGACTTGAGCAACAGTGGACAGTTCCTAATGAACATAAATCAACGGTATTGTTCGACGGTGGCGCAAATGGTGTAGGTACAACAATCAATCTAACTGAACCGTACACAAACTATTCTATTTTGTTGGTAAGTGGAACTTATCCAGGTGGCGTTATTGAGGGATTCGGACTAACCGCATTACCTAACGCGATTCAATTGAGTAAAGCGAATGTAGTTGACTCAGACGGCAACGGTGGCGGTATTTATGAGTGCTTACTATCCAAAACAAGTAGCACTACTTTAAGAATAGATAACGATGTGTACTTTGATTTAGGTAAAACATCAGGTTCTGGAGCGAATGCCAACAAAGTTACTATAACTAAAATTATGGGGTGGAAATAATGAAAATAACAGTAAACGATAAAAACGAAGTTATCGGATACGTTAATACTGGCGGATTACGCAATAGTTTAGATGTAGATGATAACAATGTGCCTATCAAATTCAAAGAAGAGTTTGAACCTAGAAAGTTTGTTTTCACTAACGGCGAAATTAAATATAACAGCAATTTTGAAAAAGAAGACGTACCGAATGCATCAAGCCAACAAAGTGAATCAGATTTGAGTGATGAAGAACTTCGCGGAATGGTTGCAAGTATGCAAATGCAGGTGACGCAAGTAAACATTTTGGCGATGGAATTAAAGCAACAAAACGCTATGTTAACACAACAGTTGACTGAACTAAAAGCTGGTAAAACAAATACAGAGGGGGACGTTTAAATGGAGAAAATTAAGATGATTTATCCAACTTTCAAGGACATTAAAACTTTTTATGTGTGGGGTTGCTATAAAAATGACCAAATTAAGTGGTACGTAGACATGGGTGTAATCGACAAAGAAGAATATGCATTGATCACTGGAGAAAAATATCCAGAAACAAAAGATGAAAAGTCACAGGTGTAATGCTTGTGGCTTTTTAATTTAACGCAAAGTAGGTGGCGTAATGTTTGGCTTTACCAAACGACACGAACAAGATTGGCGTTTAACGCGATTAGAAGAAAATGATAAGACTATGTTTGAAAAATTCGACAGAATAGAAGACAGTCTGAGAACGCAAGAAAAAATTTATGACAAGTTAGATAGAAATTTCGAAGAACTAAGGCGTGACAAAGAAGAAGATGAAAAAAATAAAGAGAAAATGCTAAAAATATTAGAGACATCAAGATGTGGATTCTAGGATTAATAGGGACAATTCTAAGTACATTTGTTATAGCCTTGTTAAAAACTATTTTTGGTATTTAAAGGAGGTGATTACCATGCTTAAAGGGATTTTAGGATATAGCTTCTGGGCGTGCTTCTGGTTTGGTAAATGTAAATAACAGTTAAGAATCAGTGCTTCGGCACTGGCTTTTTATTTTGATTGAAATGAGGTGCATACATGGGATTACCTAACCCAAAGACTAGAAAGCCTACAGCTAGTGAAGTGGTGGAGTGGGAAAAGTCGAATATTGGTAAGAGGATTAATATAGATAATTATCGGGGCAGTCAATGTTGGGATACACCTAACTTTATTTTTAAAAGATATTGGGGTTTTGTAACATGGGGCAATGCTAAGGATATGGCTAATTACAGATATCCTAAGGGTTTCCGATTCTATCGTTATTCATCTGGATTTGTACCGGAACCTGGAGACATAGCAGTTTGGCACCCTGGCAACGGAATAGGTTCGGACGGACACACCGCAATAGTAGTAGGACCATCTAATAAAAGTTATTTTTATAGCGTTGACCAAAACTGGGTTAATTCTAATAGTTGGACAGGTTCTCCAGGAAGATTAGTAAGACACTCTTATGTAAGTGTTACAGGCTTTGTTAGGCCTCCATACTCAAAAGATACTAGCAAACCTAGTAGTACTGATACAAGTTCGGCATCAAAAGCCAATGACTCAACAATTACTGGCGAAGCGAAGAAACCGCAATTTAAAGAAGTTAAAACAGTAAAATACACTGCTTACAGCAATGTTTTAGATAAAGAAGAGCACTTCATTGATCATATAGTTGTAATGGGTGATGAACGCTCAGATATTCAAGGATTATATATAAAAGAATCAATGCATATGCGTTCTGTAGACGAACTGTATACGCAAAGAAATAAGTTTATAAGCGATTATGAAATACCGCATTTATATGTCGATAGAGAGGCTACATGGCTTGCTAGACCAACCAATTTTGATGACCCGCGTCACCCTAATTGGCTAGTTATTGAAGTATGTGGTGGTCAAACAGATAGCAAACGACAATTCTTATTGAATCAAATACAAGCGTTAATACGTGGTGTTTGGTTATTGTCAGGGATTGATAAAAACTTATCTGAAACGACGTTAAAGGTAGACCCTAATATTTGGCGTAGTATGAAAGATTTAATTAATTACGACTTGATTAAGCAAGGTATACCGGATGACGCAAAGTATGAGCAAGTCAAAAAGAAAATGCTTGAGACGTACATCAAACGAGATATATTGAAACGAGAAAATATTAAAGAAGTAACTACAAAAACAACAATAAGAATTAGTGATAAAACTTCGGTTGACAGTGCATCCAGAAGAGGACCCACTCCGTCAGATGAAAAATCAAGCATCGTTACCGAAACAAGTCCGTTCACATTCCAACAAGCGCTGGATAGACAAATGTCTAGGGGTAACCCTCAGAAATCGCACACATGGGGCTGGGCTAATGCTACCCGAGCACAAACGAGCTCAGCAATGAATGTTAAGCGTATATGGGAAAGTAACACACAATGCTATCAAATGCTTAATTTAGGCAAGTATCAAGGCGTTTCAGTTAGTGCGCTTAACAAAATACTTAAAGGAAAAGGAACGCTCGACGGACAAGGCAAAGCATTCGCGGAAGCTTGTAAGAAAAACAACATTAACGAAATTTATTTGATCGCGCACGCTTTCTTAGAAAGTGGATACGGAACAAGTAACTTCGCTAGTGGTAGATACGGTGCATATAATTACTTCGGTATTGGTGCATTCGACAACGACCCTGATTATGCAATGAAATTTGCTAAGAATAAAGGTTGGACATCTCCAGCAAAAGCAATCATGGGCGGTGCTAGCTTCGTAAGAAAGGATTACATCAATAAAGGTCAAAACACATTGTACCGAATTAGATGGAATCCTAAGAATCCAGCTACCCACCAATACGCTACTGCTATAGAGTGGTGCCAACATCAAGCAAGTACAATCGCTAAGTTATATAAACAAATTGGCTTAAAAGGTATCTACTTCACAAGGGATAAATATAAATAAAGAGGTGTATAAATGTACAAAATAAAAGATGTTGAAACGAGAATAAAAAATGATGGTGTTGACTTAGGTGACGTTGGCTGTCGATTTTACACTGAAGATGAAAATACAGCATCTATAAGAATAGGTATCAATGACAAACAAGGTCGTATCGATCTAAAAGCACATGGCTTAACACCTAGATTACATTTGTTTATGGAAGATGGCTCTATATTCAAAAATGAGCCCCTGATTATCGACGATGTTGTAAAAGGGTTCCTTACCTACAAGATACCTAAAAAGGTTATCAAACACGCTGGTTATGTTCGCTGTAAGCTGTTTTTAGAGAAAGAAGAAGAAAAAATACATGTCGCAAACTTTTCTTTCAATATCGTTGATAGTGGTATTGAATCTGCTGTAGCAAAAGAAATCGATGTTAAATTGGTAGATGATGCTATTACGAGAATTTTAAAAGATAACGCGATAGATTTATTGAGCAAAGACTTTAAAGAGAAAATAGATAAAGATGTCATTTCTTACATCGAAAAGAATGAAAGTAGATTTAAAGGTGCGAAAGGTGATAAAGGCGAACCGGGACAACCTGGTGCGAAAGGTGATACAGGTAAAAAGGGAGAACAAGGCACACCCGGTAAAAACGGTACTGTAGTATCAATCAATCCTGACACTAAAATGTGGCAAATTGATGGTAAAGATACAGATATCAAAGCAGAACCTGAGTTATTGGACAAAATCAATATCGCAAATGTTGAAGGGTTAGAAAATAAATTGCAAGAAGTTGAAAAAATCAAAGATACAACTCTCAACGACTCTAAAACGTATACGGATTCAAAAATTGCTGAACTAGTTGATAGCGCGCCTGAATCTATGAATACATTAAGAGAATTAGCAGAAGCAATACAAAACAACTCTATTTCAGAAAGTGTATTGCAACAGATTGGCTCAAAAGTTAGTACAGAAGATTTTGAGAGATTCAAGCAATCATTAAACAGTTTGTATGCAGATAAAAATCATAGTCATACAATCAAACAGATTGAAGGATTAGAAAATGCTTTATCAAAAAAATCAGACATAAATCACAGTCATGATGAACGTTATCTTTTATCATCAAATGCTTTTACAAAAGAGGAAGCAGATAAACTTTATCAACCTATCGGTTCTTCGCAGCCGTCACTGAATATTTGGACAGGCAGTGAAACAGAATATAATTATTTGTATCAAAAAGACCCTAATACACTTTACTTAATTAAGGGGTGATTTTATGGAAGGTAATTTTAAAAATGTAAAGAAGCTTATTTACGAAGGCGAAGAATATACAAAAGTATATGCTGGAAATATCCAAGTATGGAAAAAGCCTTCATCTTTTGTAATAAAACCCTTACCTAAAAATAAATATCCGGATAGCATAGAAGAATCAACAGCAAAATGGACAATAAATGGAGTTGAACCTAATAAAAGTTATCAGGTGACAATAGAAAATGTACGTAGCGGTATAATGAGGATTTCGCAAACTAATTTAGGGTCAAGTGATTTAGGGATATCAGGAGTCAATAGCGGAGTTGCAAGTAAAAACATCAACTTTAGTAATCCTTCAGGGACGTTGTATGTCACTATAAGTGATGTTTATTCAGGATCTCCGACATTGACCATTGAATAATTTTAAACGACTAGTTTTTAGTCGTTTTTTATTTTGGATAAAAGGAGCAAACAAATGGATATCGGTACAATCGTAAGAACAATTTTATTAATAGTCGCATGGATCAATCAGTTTTTAGCAATCAAACATATCTCTCCAATCCAGGTTGACGAAGTGTTTATAAGTACAGTCGTTACTGGGATTGTTTCAATTTGGACGTGGTGGAAGAATAACAACTTTACTCACGCATCTAAGAAAGGGCAACAAAAAATTTATGAAGTAAAAGCTGGCATTCAGTCAACTGGTGGCGCACCTAAAGTGAACGGAGATGATAACAATGCCGTCGGTTAGAACATACAGTCAAGCTATTAGTTATCTTAAAAGTTTAGAAGGTAAGGCGTGGAATCCAGACAATGCGTTTGGATGTCAATGCTTCGATACTGCTAACCAATATTGGCTATATTTATTTAATCACAGGTTGAAAGGTGTGGGCGCTGCTGACATTCCTACATGGAATGATTTCACTAACGAGGCAACCGTTTATGAAAATACTGTGTCGTTTCAAGCATTGCCTGGCGACGTCGTTATTTTTAACCGTAACTATGGCGGTGGTTATGGTCACGTAGGTATCGTAATAAGCGCTACGTTAGATTCTATAACTATTTTAGAGCAGAACTGGCTAGGCGGTGCTTACTGGAGTCCACCAGAAGTTACTACAAGACGCACACACGGCTACGACTTCCCTATGTGGTTCATTCGTCCATTCTACGCAAAAGAAACGACCGCTAATAAAATAAGAAGCGCAGTAACGCCAGTTAAACAAGATAAGTTATCAAAAGGTAAAAAAATCATGCTTGTAGCTGGTCATGGTATTGGCGCATACTCTAACGACCCAGGTGCCGTTGCGAACGGAGAAAACGAAAGAGATTTCAACCGTAAAAATATTATCCCTAGAGTGAAAAAGCATCTTGAGTCAGTAGGTAACACAGTATTGTTATACGGTGGCAACTCAATGAATCAAGATTTATATCAAGATACGTTATACGGTCAACGTGTTGGAAACTATAAAGATTATGGCATGTACTGGATTAAAAACGAAGTCAAACCGGATGCAATCATAGAGTTTCATTTAGATTCTGCTAGTCCACAAGCAAGTGGCGGGCATGTAATCATTAGCGACCGTTTCCCAGCTGATGACATTGACAAGGCATTAAGTAGCGCATTAGATAAAACAGTAGGAAAAATAAGAGGTGTGACACCTAGAGGGGATTTATTGAACGCTAACGTGTCCGCTGAACTTAATCTTAATTATCGTTTAATCGAATTAGGTTTTATCACATCAATGAAAGATTTAAACTACATTAAAAATAATTTAGACAGCTTCACGAAGCGGATTGCTGAAGCCATTAACGGCAGACAAATTGATGCGCCAAGTAGTAAGCCAAGCGCTGACAAAATCACATGGAATTGGAAAGGCGTATTTTATCCTAATCCAGAAAAAGCTATAAGAGTCAGAAAAACACCCGGATTAACCGGCACAGTCGTTGAAGAAGATTCATGGCTATACACAAAAGATGATTGGGTAAAATTCGATCAAGTAATTAAAAAAGATGGCTACTGGTGGATTAGATTCAAATATCAACGTGAGGGCTCTAGTACTAACGATTTTTTTTGTGCAGTATGTAGAATCACTGACAAGGAACAAAAGATTAAAAATGAAAAATATTGGGGAACTATTGAGTGGAATTAACAAACGTATTTAATGTTTAGTTAATTAAAAGTTAATAAAAAATAATTTGTTTTGCAATAGAAACGTTATATAATTTTTAATGTATTCGAATACATTAAAAAACACAAATGTTAGGATGATTAATAATGAATAATAGTAAAATTATTTCTAAAGTTTTATTGTCTTTATCTCTATTTACTGTAGGAGCTAGTGCATTTGTTATTCAAGACGAACTGATGCAAAAAAACCATGCAAAAGCAGAAGTTTCAGCAGAAGAAATAAAAAAACATGAAGAGAAATGGAATAAGTACTATGGTGTCAATGCATTTAATTTACCAAAAGAGCTTTTTAGTAAAGTTGATGAAAAAGATAGACAAAAGTATCCATATAATACTATAGGTAATGTTTTTGTAAAAGGACAAACAAGTGCAACTGGTGTGTTAATTGGAAAAAATACAGTTCTAACAAATAGACATATCGCTAAATTTGCTAATGGAGATCCATCTAAAGTATCTTTTAGACCTTCTATAAATACAGATGATAACGGTAATACTGAAACACCATATGGAGAGTATGAAGTCAAAGAAATATTACAAGAACCATTTGGTGCAGGTGTTGATTTAGCATTAATCAGATTAAAACCAGATCAAAACGGTGTTTCATTAGGCGATAAAATATCGCCAGCAAAAATAGGGACATCTAATGATTTAAAAGATGGAGACAAACTCGAATTAATAGGCTATCCATTCGATCATAAAGTTAACCAAATGCACAGAAGTGAAATTGAGTTAACAACTTTATCAAGAGGATTAAGATACTATGGATTTACAGTTCCGGGAAATTCTGGATCAGGTATATTTAATTCAAATGGAGAATTAGTTGGTATACATTCTAGCAAAGTGTCTCATCTTGATAGAGAGCATCAAATAAATTATGGTGTTGGTATTGGGAATTATGTCAAGCGCATTATAAATGAGAAAAATGAGTAATAAATAAAATAAAAATCCGTGGATGTTTTATACAAAACTTATATTTTATAGCAGTAAGAAGCTGACTGCATATTTAAACCACCCATACTAGTTACTGGGTGGTTGTTTTTTTATGTTATATTATAAATGATCAAACTACACCACCTATTAATTTAGGAGTGTGGTTATTTTAATATGCGAAGCTAAAATAACTACAAATGATACCATTTTTGATACCAAAAAATAATAACCTCAAAATTTCGAGAGAAAAAACTTCATTTTAAATCGCATTAAATCAACGTTTCTATAAAAATAAGACCTTAAAAATTAGTTTTTTCAATCGAAATGGAAGGTAGTATTGGATAGCTTTAAACCCCGTTG